CGTGGGCGGCTGAAACCCATCATAAGGATGTGTTACCGCCGCCGAAACAGACAGCGCCGGCATCATGATTCGTGTACTTACCGGAGATTGTCTGGATGTGTTGCCGACGCTCGGGGAAGCCTCGGTCGATGCCTGCGTGACGGACCCGCCCTATGGCCTATCGTTCATGGGCAAGAACTGGGACCATGGCGTTCCAGGAATTCCATTCTGGAAAGCCGTCTTCCGTGTCCTCAAGCCCGGTGGCCACTTGCTCGCGTTCGGCGGCTCCCGCACCTATCACCGCTTGGCATGCGCGATCGAGGACGCTGGATTTGAGATACGCGACCAGATCATGTGGCTTTACGGCAGCGGATTTCCGAAGTCGCTTGACGTGAGCAAGGCGATCGACAAGGCCGCGGGGGCGGAACGGGAAGTGGTCGGGGAAAGTAGAACGAGACAACAGGTACAGGAGCATAAGGAACAATCTCACGGCGGCTGGAACGGGATGGAGACGGAAAACGGCGGGGTTTTAGTCACCGCCCCCGCCACCGACGCCGCCCGCAAATGGCAGGGCTGGGGCACCGCCCTAAAGCCCGCCCATGAGCCCATCATCCTCGCACGCAAGCCCCTCATTGGAACTGTGGCAGCCAATGTGCTGGCGCACGGTGCTGGTGCTCTCAACATAGGCGCTTGCAGGGTGAAGGGGGCAGAAAGCACGGTTCGCAATAACCATGGCGGGACCGGAAATCCAGAACAATGGCGCACCGGAAACGGTAATGATTTTCAAAGTGGTTCTGAGATCGGGAGATGGCCTGCTAATTTGATCCACGACGGCAGCGAGGAAGTGGTGGGGGCGTTTCCTGAGTCGACAAGCGGGCTAATGAAAGCTGGAACAAGGCCAATCGGCCAGCGCGCGATCTATGGCCAAGACGCCAAGGCTGGATATGAGACAACGCGCGACTATGGCAATGATTCCGGTTCCGCCGCTCGCTTCTTCTACACAGCCAAGGCCGACAAAGGCGACCGCCTGAGTTCCAAACACCCCACCGTCAAGCCGGTCGACCTCATGGCCTATCTGTGCCGGTTGGTCTGTCCTCCCGGTGGCATTGTGCTCGACCCCTTTGCCGGCAGCGGCAGCACAGGCATGGCCTGCATGCGCGATGGCTTCGATGCCATCCTGATCGAGCGCGAGGCGGAATACGTCGCCGACATCAAGCGCAGGATCGCGCATGTGTCGGGGGAGGACGCGCCGTTGTTCGCACCGCAAGAAGCTTTCATCTAAGAGGACACTTATGCCAGAAGCCGACGCCAAGACCCGCGCCTTACTCGATGAGGGATTGACCCAAGGCGAGATCGATTACCTGCAAAGTGGCGGGAAAAATAGCGATGGATTGACTCCTCCGGCCGCCGGTGACGATGCTGCAAAGCCTGCCCCTGCCGAGCCGGAGAAGCCTGCCCAAGCGGCAGAACCCGCGAAGCCGGCCCCAGCCGAGGCTGCATCGGCAACGCCTGCGGAGCCCGTTGAGGAGGATGACGAGCCCGCCAAGGACTCTCCCTTCTATCCCCAATGGAAGCGCGAGAAGACCCGCCGCCAGGAACTCCAACGCGAGCTGCAGGCGCGGGAGACATCGATCGCCGCCGAGCGTGCATCAACCGCAGCCGAGCGCGAGAAATGGGCGCGCCTCGATGAAAGGCTGAAGGTCTTTCAGCAGGCAGTCGAGCCCCCGGCCCAGCAGCCCGCCGCCCCGCCCGATCCCGAAGCCGATCCCTTCGGCTACATGCGATGGCTCGGCGAACAGGTGAATGGCCTTGCTGGCAAAACCGATCAAGTTGCCACCAACGTCCAGGAACGCGACGCCGCCACCGAGTTGCAGACCACCTATGTCCGGGATGCCCGCGAATTCGCCACAAGGCAGGCCGACTTCGGCCAAGCCTACAATTGGCTGATGGCAAACCGTGACGCAGAGCTTTCCGCCGCCGGCTACACCGATCCCGCCGAGCGCATGCGCATCATTACGCTTGATGAGCGCGATATCGTTGCCCGCGCCCTGATGGCACGACAGACCAATCCAAACGCGGCCGGGCCCGCCCAGATCATCTATGGGCTGGCGAGGGCTCGCGGATTCCAGGCACCGGCGCCGGCGGCACCTTTGCCGTCTGGGAGTGCTGGCCACACTGGAAACGGTGCGGCAGCGTCTTCCCCGGCTCCCGCTGCCGCACCGCCCACCGTCACCCAGCAGGTCGAGGCCATCCAGCGCGGCCAAGCCGCCAGCCGCTCGCTGTCCTCTGCCGGCGGCGCTCCGGCTCCGGCCGGCATCGACCTCGCCAAGCTCGCCGACATGGACGACAACGAATATGCGGCATGGCGATCGAGCCTCACGGCGGCACAGCGTAAGGAATTCACCAGCCTGATCGGGGCGCCGGGCCGGTAAATCGTTTCTCCCATGGACGCAGACCTCTACGCGGCGCTGCACCAAGACCATGGGGCAGTCTCAGTCAATCGTGTGTCGCCTTTCGGTGAGCGTATCGCCGATCCGGTGTCCCTACGGGCAGGGTTCCGCCTTTCGGTGAGCGTCATCGACCGATCCGTGTCTGCGCACGTATCCCGCAGTTCATCCGCAAAATCTCACAAGCAGGAAACATCATGGCGACTACATCCTTCGCTTTGAATGACGCATATGCTGTGAAGTTGTGGTCAAAGGAACTCTCGGTCGAAGCGCTTAAGTACACCGAAATCGCGCCTTTGATTGGCACCGACGCAGGCAGCATCATTCACAAGAAAGAGGAACTCGAAAAGGGTAAAGGCGACCAGGTCACGTTCGGCCTGCGTCTCCAAATGACCCAAGACGGGTTCACCGAAAACGAACTCGCCGAAGGTAACGGCGAGAGTCTGACGATCTATACGGATCGACTATTGGTCCCTTTGGCAGCGTAAGCCGCCATAGCAAACGGGGTGAATTCGGTGAATCTCTCTGTAAAGAGACAATACCGAGCCAAGCCGCGAGTAAAGCAGTTATCCCGCAAGAGACTGTGGTCGGAAGCATTGTTGGTCGAAACGATCAAATATACCGATCTATGGGATTCCCTGCGTTGTGTCGCGGAAGGTGTAGAGACTATTCCGAAAGGAAGTAGGCCCAAGCGGGCCGAAGCCCCCCGCCCTCGCAAGAGGTGATGATATAGTCCGCTCCCTGCCGCGAGGTGGGGCAGTTCGAAAGAACGGCGACGGCCCAGCGATCCGTCGTGAACATCTGGCAACTTACCATCAACGAGTTGATGGGTGTGGCCGGCGTCAAGTCCGACCGCACCATCGACCAGCAGCGTGTTCCCTTCGACCTGCGGGCCGAAGCACGAGACGGCCTTGCAGACTGGTACGCGAAGCGTCTTTCTGTAAGTTTTTTTAATCAGGTCTGCGGCAACAACAACGAGGCCCGCACCAAGTATACCGGCCTCCAGGCGCCGACTGCGCCATCCTCCAGCCGCATCCTGTGGCAGGGCTCTCTAAGCGCCGACGAGTCGCTTACTTCGTCCAATACGTTCACCCTCGGCATGATCGACAAAGCGAAGGAAATGGCGATCACCGCCACTCCGCTCGTGCGCCCGATCAATGCCATGGGTAAGTCGGACATCGGCGATTACTACCGGGCGGTTCAACAAGGCCGGTACGTCAATTAGGCGTCTTTGCGCAGTAATGTGCATCGAATAACCTCGTGAATTGCTGGAACATCCTGCGACAAAGTGAATCACGCAGGACAATCAGCAGCCAAGCTGTGATACACTGCGCTCTTAACCAAAGGAGGGCGTATGAGGCAGTGTAAGAAATGCGGACAAAGCAAGTCAGAGGACTGTTTTTACGTTTATAAGAAACGAAGCGGAAAAATAGGGCCTCGGTTCGAATGCATCGAATGCTATCTAAAAAACAGTCACGATCGCTATATGGCAAGGCCGTATTCCAAATGGCCTCAGGGAGTAAAAGACAAGCACAATAGGTGGAGCGTGGCTTACAATCAAAAATCAAGAGATATGGTATTCGATCATTATGGGCGACAATGTGCATGTTGTGGTGAGAGAGAACGTATCTTCCTGACCATTGACCACGTCAATAACGATGGGAATAAACACCGAAAGGTAATTGGTACAACCCGTCTTTATA